TGCTATTCTACGTCAGGTGCTAGGAAGTTGTCAACTCCCTTATTTGTTTTTGCCTTTTTCTTCTTCTTGTTTTCTTCAAAGTTATGAATAAATTCCGATATGTTTTCGTACATCTCGAATTGTTTGTAATTGCCATCTATGTCCTCAAACATTTCTGCTTCGTCTAGTATGCCAAACTGTTCTGTTGCTTTGTACTTCACATATAGTTGTTTCTTCTCTTTCATAATTCTACGCAAGAAAGCATAGTAAATGATCTGTGTAAAATAGGCAAATGGATTCTTTGATTTGTCAGGATCAAAGTTTCTAAAATACATTAGACAGTTCTCAATACCATCGGCAATCATCTCATCACGGAAAGAATAAGATATAAAATTCGGTTTACGTGACAGATGTTCGGCGATCTTTAAGAAACATTCTCCGATGTAATTTGGTATAGGTGGTTCTGATTTTCCCTCTTTTTCTGCAAGATCACACTTAGTTTTATAGTCAACAAGTGCGGCAAGGAACTCATCGTTCTTCACATAATGTTTTTCATTTGCCATATAATTTTCTTTCTACGCTTGACAGTTTTATTTTTCTTTGTATAATGGTTTGTGCTTCAATGAAGTTTTGTTCGCTTTATTTCCTCAATAGCTTCCATTACCTCAGCAGGTATTTCAGTTTCTTCTACTTCTAGATCAGCCGATTCTATTTCACTTTGTAGATATTCATCTAATAGTTTACCAAAATCTTCTTGACGTTGTATATTAATTTCAACCATCTTATTATAGTAGTCAACTAATTTCTTTTTGGGATTAAAGTAAGTTAATACATCCGAATTAGAAACAACAGCATGATCTTCTTCTATTAGTTCGTTAGGTAACCATGGTGCAATCAACATCATAGTTTGTCCAGTAGGTAATCTACGAAAGATTAAACGCATAGGATTAGTTAGTTTAACCATGTTTCCAGTTTGTGCGATATCAGATATGATATCATCTCCATTCTGCATACGAATTAGTTTAATGTTCATGTTTTTATCTCTATGTTGTAAAACTTATAGTTGAACTTTTCATCATCATAAATCTTAACACGTTCTATGAAATGTTTCAAGGTAAAATTGACATTTTTACCGTGTCTAAAATCATCTGCTATGTCGAATAAGACTGCTTCTTTTTTGTTGTCTCCGATTCGTAATCCTCTTCCAATTGATTGTAGATTTCTGACTCTAGATTTAGATGGCGAGGCAAAGACCACGTTATGTAGATTGCGTATATTAACGCCGGTACTAAAAGTACCATAAGAAGCAACAATAATGGCATCGTTTTCTTTCTCCGTTATAGATCGAACTGACTCACGAACTTCTGTGTCAGTACCACCAAAGACAAAGAACACATGTCTATTCTTAGCGTGTTCTTTAATGGCTGCATACAAATTCTTTCCGTGTTTCTCAACGAACTGGAATAGTATGAGAGTGTTTCCTTCAAGGGATAGTGCCAGATTACGAATGAACTCATTTCTTTTCTGGTTCATAACTATATATTCTATTTCTGTTTGATAGTCCCATCCTTTTGCAATCTTACGAACTGATTCTGGATATTCTAATATCAAACATTTGATTTTAAAATCTGCAAGTTGTTTATCTTCAATTAGTTTTGCAGTGGTAGTTGACTGATGTAGAGGACCAAACAATCCTTCAAGTACCAATCTATGTGTCTGTGTTCCATCAATCGTACCAGTACAACCAATACGATACTCTGCATTGACTAGACCAGACATAATGGTAGTTAATGACTTTGATTTGAACTGATGTGCCTCATCTCCAAATACAAAATCAAACTGTTCAAAATATTCAGGCGGATTCTTGTAGATAGATTGCCAAGTAGTAATAGTCAGAAACTTATCTGTATGCTTGTCTTTTCCTGAATACTGTCTATGGGTGTTGTTTGCGGCATCGTAACCATAAGATTCAAAATCAGAATACATTTGCTCAACAAGAGAAGTTGTAGGAACAATTAGTAATCCTTTCTTATAACCTTTATATTGCAGATATCTTAGAATCAAATATTGAATCAAAGATTTACCTGATCCAGTAGGTGATAATAACAACATTCGTTTGTTTCTTATGGCAGTAAGAAAAGCTTTGTATTGATAATCTCTTATGCCTTCTGTTATAATATCTTTGTTAAGATCAAGTTGTTCTAAGAATTCATTTGCTTCGACAGCAGAAAAATTAACTGTTGAATTTACATCAGGTAAAATTTCTAATTCATAATCTCTTTCTTCACAAAACTTTTCAATGTATGGAATTAATCCATGATAGATCGTAAAGGTTCTGAGATCAGCCAGTCGTATCTTACCATCCCAAAGTTTATTCTTAAACGCAGGCATGAACTGATAACCTGGAACATAGAATGTAAAGTAGTCAGCAAGTTCTTGTGCCGTACTACGTTCACATTCAAATGATATGTACGCTTCGTTTAGTTTGCGTAAAGTTAAATCTGCCATTATCCACCATTAACAAATCTCTCCCACGCAATAAAGTCACGCAATTGATATGTTCGAGAATTAAGTTCTTTTATAATTGAAATACAAACATCAATGATTTCATCATGCACAAGTTTCTTTGCTTTGTACTTGTTGATATCTTCATCTGCTTCTAAGTATGTAGCGATATCAGATTTGAGTGCAAATGGAAACGGATCCCATCCATACTTTTTCAAATCATCATCGTCTAGTTTACCAGTATAATATTCCCATTTAAGTTTCTTCCAACGATTAAGTTGAAACTCAGCATCTCTTGCCATCATACGATGATTGGACAAGATGGTAACATATTTACTGTGTAGTTTAGGAATGTTTAGAAGTTCTTTACCAGGTTCAGTACGATCAATCTCGGCGTCTTTACGCCACATTTCCAATAGTTCTTCAAGCTGTTTCATAAAGTAGTCTCCTTTAAGGAGAGTATATACTAATTAATAAAGGAATTCAAGCTGAAAATATGAATATCTGAACGTTACGTCGGCAGTAATAATATTATCTGGTGTGTCAGTAGACGAGAAAATAATTGACGATAATGATATAGGAAAACTGTCAACAAATCTTAACTTGTAATGAGGTTTGTTTGACGATGAAAGTACCGTTAAAATACCTTCGGCAAATTGTGGAAAATTAGGATTAACAAACGGTGACAAATCTTTTAGTCCTGCATACTCAGCATAGTCTGTAGGGAATGTAATACCACGCATCCAATCATGGATTTCTTTCCATGAAGTTAAATTTTCATCAACTAAAAATGTTACGTTAAACGGTTCATATATCAACTTCTCACCTGGAGAATATAGATCGACGTAAGGAGTATTGCGAGGAATTTCTGCAAGAGATATTCCAGGCATAGTTACTGACTGACAAAAATACTGTGTATTAGAGACACGAGGAAATGTCAGTATAAACTTATTACCGTGTTGTAAACTTGGATTAATTGCCATAGTTATTCCTATTTGTTTCTACTATTTATGTGCATAAAAAAAGAGGGATCCGAAGATCCCTCTAAAGAACATCATATTGTTATTATTATGAACTACTAAAATTACATTAAGTTTGCAATCTTGAATGCACGATAGTAGAAGTTTGACTGACGGTGTAGAACGCCTTCGCCTTGTGTTGTACCCTCAGCGAATGGGTTTGCTACCATACCGTAACGAGTCTTGAAGCCAATTTTTGGTTGGAAGCTGCCAGTATCAACAGCACGAACCATTTGTAGAGGTACGTATGGGCAGTAGAAAATACCTGCATCATAAGCGTTTGTACCCTTATAACCAATAACTGCGAACTCAGATGTTGAGCCAGTTGGGAAATATGGATCAATGTACACTTTGATACGACCAAACAATGTACCAGCAAATGTGTTACCAGTGTCGTCAACTGTTAGGTTAACTTGACCTTGTAGAGCTGATTGATAGTCTAATAGACCAGCCATTGCAAGAGCAGAAGCAACGTCTGATGAACAGATCATCATGTTACCTTTTCCTCTACGAGTTGTCTTTGCAATTGTGTTAGCTTCACGCTCGATTTGGAATGCCAAGCCTTTGATCTTTTC